AATTAGAACTGGACGTTCTAAAAATTTACCAAGAGTCGCAACTTCATCAGTATGCTCTGAGTATGTTTCTTCGAAAACAGTACCAAAATCATTAGCACTTGGTTTAGGTTCTTCTATAACTTGCATTGTCTCTTGTTGGGATTCAGTAAGATTCTCAGCATGAGATAAAACAGGATCATTTACAATTTCACTTTGTAAAGTACAATTTTCCCTTTTCAATACGGGGCTTGTGGTAGGGAAGTATCCATCAAGCACAAGAGTTTTTTCTTTTTCTACTTGTTTTGCAGTTCATTTTAATATCAAGTTTAGAACTATACACTTGATATTTCTTGTAGATTGTGCACTAGCGAACACTTTCCTAAAAAGGAATTTTGGGGAGCGCCCTCGCAAGTGAATCTCTAAGCAGCCTAACTGAAAGTATCTACAATTTCAATCATTAGGATCACATCTTAGAGGTATGACCTTGGTTTTACCTTATTAGGTGTGTGCGATCATACTAGCACACTCACAGTCCTTATAACAACAATATGACCAATATGCTTCATATAAATGTGCATATGTAACAAAAGTATTCTCTTCTACAAAATCACTAATATTACTTCGCTCTATTATACGATGCAATTTTGCCACATTCTCGTCAAAGACTTCCCTACCATACTGATAAAACTCACCCAATGCTGAGCGAATAGTATCTATGGCTTGTTTCTCTTTTCCAACTGATCTACTAGCAGTACACATGGTCAACATTTTATCGATAGAAGCCCATTCTAAAGGACATTTAACACGTCCATCAGATTGTGGTACAAATCTTCTTTTAAGGAAAGAAATGTCACTAATATTAATAAAAGGGACAGATTCTGAATCCTTATCAGCCATAGTATATACCACATTTATAGTAGCTAATTCTTTTTGTATACTAGTATGATTAAACCATTGTATAGATGGATTTACACCTAAAGCATTATCATCTCCGTAAGTTATTAACCTAACATTTTTCTGAAAATCTCTACAATGCTTATTAGGTGATAACTTAGTATATGCTAAACGCATATACAATGAGTTAACAATACAATTGATAATAACAGTAAGTGCATGTCCAGATGGATTACTA